GTTAATCTAACTAATGTAGAAGAACTGAATGAGTTTAAGTTTGTTATTGAAACTCCAACACCAGAACCTACATTTGCAACAACTGCTGCAATTGATGCTGAAACTGAACCACTAAAATCACCATATCCAGTTGTATTAGAAATAGTAATTTGTGAAGAACCACTTACTACCGAATCACCTTCTGCTCTTAATAATTTAGATTCACTTCCTAATGCTCCTGCTTTCCAATAGTCGTTTGTAGAATCCCAAAGTAAAGAACCACTTATCGTATTTGGTGCAGTTGGGTCTTTAACTAATAATCCACCATTTGCAACACCCGTACCATTTAATTCAATGATGTTATCACCTAATTGAATTGTAGTAGAGTTTACTGCAGTTGTTGTTCCTGCTACTGTTAAGTTACCTAATACACTTAAATTACCATTTGCAGTTAAGTTTACACCACTTGCAGTTAATGCTGCTCTTAATGATGATGTATATGAATTTAACTCTGATACCGAAGTGTTTAAACTTGCAGTAGTTAAATTTATATTTGTTATTGAAACGCCTTGTGAGTCGTTTGTTGTTTTTGCTGCTGATGCTGATGCTATTAAACTACCACTAACTACACCAATTTCAGTAAATCTAGTATCAACACTAGCTGATTTAGATTCTAAATTATTTAATCTACCATCTTGTGTATCGTTTGATGTTTTAGCTGCTGATGCTGATGAAATCAATGAACCAGAAATAGTTGCTAATGCAGTATTTTGAGTTAATTGAGAACCACTAAAAGTATTTAAATTTGTTATTGAAACACCTTGTGAATCATTTGTAGTTTTAGCTGCCGATGCTGATGAAATCAATGAACCAGAAATAGTTGCTAATGCAGTATTTTGAGTTAATTGAGAACCACTAAATGTATTTAATGCTGCTACTGCTACTCCAATACTACCACCACCAATTGATGCGGATAATGCACTTATTGATGCCGAAACTGATGAGCTAAAGTTACTAATGTTACCCGTTAAATCTGGAATATCGTTTTGGTCAGAACCAAGTAAGTATAAAGTTGAACTACCACTTGCGTAGTAAGGAACACCTTTAACTAAACCATTATAAGTAGATGAACTAAATACATTTGGTGCGTTGTTTCCAATTAAAAATCTATTTACTGCCTGTACTGAACCACTTGCGGTAGCTGCGAATACCATACTACTACCATTTGTTGTAGTAAGATTTGATGAGCCGGATACAATTATTAATTCACCTTTTTGGAACGATGCCGTTGCTGCTGAAAGGGATTCTAAACTACCACGTCTGTGTCTAATGATTTGTGCCATATTTTTGGATTGGTTATTCTATTTTGTTATTCTATTGCTTACGCTAATATATACTATTCCGTTATAAATATCTTTTTTTTATGTAACCGATAACTAAAGTAGATTATATTTTAATATATTTTTTATTATTATATTAAAACTCTCCTGCATCTAAGTTAGAAGATGTAACATATAACTCTGCATCAGTTGCAAAAGTGGTATCTACTGTTGTTGCCATTGTAGAACCTGCTGTGAAGTTTGCGTTAAATATATCAATGACTTGTTGAGAACTGCTTATAATACCACTTGGAAGGTTTGATGTAACACTTCCTATTTGTATTTGTGTCCAACCATTTGAATTTCCTACATTTGTGGTATCGGTTAATACAAACATTGTAGAGTCGTCTTGTTGAAATACAACCAATCCCTTATAAATATTAGCAGCAGATAAAGCATAACGAGCTGACTGATTTGCTAATGCAAATCTTGCATCAACAGGCTCACTATTCGTTATGTTAAACCCACCAGGTAATATAATCGCCATTTCTTATCGTTCTATTTATGTTAATATATATGTTATACTACTTCCCGCACCACCTGCATTCAAAAGAGTTGTTCTATAAACTTTATATTGTCCAACTGTTGTTAATGTAAATTGTCCTAATACTGCAAAACCACTTGTTGAGATACCTGTTAAATTTGCTCTTGCTGAATCAAATACTATATAAAGATACTTATCACCTGTCCAACTAATTGTTAGGGTTTGTCCACTTGCAGCTGTTGTTCCTTTTACAATTGTTCCTATTGTTCCACCTAATGTAGTATCCCATGCACTAATATTTTCCAATTCACCCGCAGTAAATGCTGTTGCCGTACTTGCACCATGTCTTAAACTTCTAATTTTTGTATATGTAGTAGTTGATGTTGATGTTGTTGTAGTATCAGGAATATTCTCACCCGTTGGAGATGCGTAGTTTGCAGTTGCAGTTAAACTAATTGAAGTAGAACCCGTTGCCGAACCTGTTACATAATAAGGTGATACCACATTTGTTGTCACACTTGTCAAATTCCAATTATTAGATGGATTTGCTGATGATGATGTAAATGAAATACTACCGGTTGCACCTTGTTCAATTTGATTTGAAGTAGTTCCTAATTGAATTGTTGTAGTTGGTGTCAATGTAGGTGCTGCAGGATTTGTTTTAGATACTGTTCCTGTTGTTGTAGTTGATGTTTTGTATAAACTATCATCTAATGGAGAACTAGCGGTATATTCTAATCTATATGTGTGAGAACCTGATGTCGTTGTACTATATGTTAATGATGTTCCACTACCAACTTGCGTTAATAGTGTTGCTCCTTCATATAATGATGCACTTACTAATGTATATCCCTGATTACTCCAAGTTCCATTAACTGAATATACATCGGTTACATTATTAAATCTATCAGTTGCAAATCCACTTAAAGATGTTGCTATCGATGTTGGTATTGCCGGTGTTCCAAAAATAAATTTAAGAACTCCATTTGTAAATGTTACTGCGGTATTACTATCGAAATCTGCAACTTCAATTCCGGTAAGATTTTGAACACTATTAGTTACATAACTAATAAACCCACTACTTGCACTCAATGTTGCCAATGAAGCTGATACTGATGAACTTAAACTCGTAATTGATGCTGCACTTCCACTTAAAGTTGATGCTATTGAAGAACTTATAGAAGAAGATATTAAAGCTTGAGATGATGATACCGATGCACTAATAATTGCAACTTCTATATCAGTTGCTATAACTGATAATGAACTACTTAATGATGCACTTACAATATTAATAATAGATTGGGAAATAGAAGAACTTAAAGTATTTAAAGTTGCATTACTCGCGCTAAATGATGTTGCTACTGAAGAACTAAATGTACCGATGTTACCTGTTAAGTTGATTGGAGTATTACCATCGTTTCCTAATAAATATAAAGTTCCACTACCACTATCGTAATAAGGAACTCCGTTTACTAAACCACCATAAGTCGATGCTGGAAATACATTTGGTGCTGAACTACCAATTATAAATCTATTGGTAGCTTGAACTGAACCACTTTCAGTTGCTGCGAATATAATAGATGAACCATTTGATGAAGTAATATTAGATGAACCGGTTACAATTAATATTTCTCCTTTTTGTAAAGAACCTGTAATTGTGGATAACCTTTCTAACCTACCTCTTTTGTGTTGTATTAATTGAGCCATCTATATTCTTCTTAATTTACTTTATTATATATAAGTATAACTTTTAATTAATTAAAACTCCCCTTGGTCTATAATGTTTGAAGCAGTTAAGTAAACTTCTATATCGGTTGCAAATGTATCTCCCAAAGATGCGGTATATGAATTAAATGAACCTGTTGTTACAAATCCTCTTCCGGTTGCCGCAATTGATGCACTTACTGCTGCCACTTCCACATCGGTTGCAAGTATAGCTAAAGCTCCACTCAATGATGAACTAATGATACTAACAACTGAACTATTTATATCTACACCTATGTTTGCTGCACTTGTTAATGCAGAACCACTTTCTATTTGTTTTAATCTTATTAAGTTTGCCATATCCTATAAATATCTTTTATTCTTTTAACTTACCCATAACATAAATATCATTTATAGTTACATTATCGTAATCTATGTATTGTTCATTTAAAGTTATTACTACATTATTTCCAACTTCTTTTATTGTATAGTTTCCTGGAATATGTAAACCAAACACCAATACTTCAAAATTATTAGGCGATGCTCCTTCTGTTCCGTAATCTAAACTAGCACTATGTACTGTTAATGTATTTGTATTATTGTCAAACACATCAACATTTCTTTGTACATATCTTGCACTATGTTCTAATATCTCTTGATAAAACTCTGATATAGTTGTTTTGTTATTTACAACTTTAATTGGATTTGGATTAGAACGGGTATGTGATTGATATGAAGCTGATGATGGAATTTCGATATTTAACAAACTTCCTGTCAAATCATTAGACACTAAATTATTAGGATTTATTTTTGGTACAATCCTATTTAGTTTTCTGGCATTTGAATTAAATTGTTTAAGCATATTGTTCTATATCTCCTTTTATTTCAATATAATCATCATCATCCAAATTAAATTCAAAATTAGATTTTATAAATTTAATCAATAAACCACTTCCACCTTCTTCAACTATATAATCTCTTGCACTTATTGACTGTGTGTTAATATAAACTTGTAATCTATCTTGTGTAGTTCTATATTGAATTTCTCTTAATATATTTACAAATCTCCAACCTGTAGCTTCAAAAATCCAATAAGTAGAATTTGTTAAATCTTTTGGAGTTAAAACAACTTTACCAGGGTTTCTACTGATTTTTTGCGTTATATCTAAAAAGCTTCTTTTCATTATAAAGTTATGAATTTACCAGTTATAATAATTTCATCAGTCGAAGTTACATTAAATCCTAAATTAGCAGAAATAAAATTAATTGTTAAAGTATTTGAAGTACCTGTACACGTAAAATGTGTAGTTTGATAATATCTAACACCATTTATATAAACTTTAATATCATATGTTAAACTATTTACTGTTAATCCAGCCGATATTACCGATTGTAATTGAGTAGGTGCTTCTATTAATTTAATATTTGTAAATGTTATAGTATTATTTGAAACAGGATTTTGTGCTTTACTATTATTTATTGAAAGAAAATCAATTAAATCCTTATTATCATAATACGGAGATGGAGTTGTAAGCATTCCTTCTAATCTACCATTTGCAGTTACATCTACTTCAGTTGATATAACAACTTTTCTAGTTGATATTGATTTTTTAGTTGTCAATTCTCCATCAAACTTTTCAGGAAGTAAATATGCTTTTACATTTAATGTAAATTCAACTCTATTAATTCTTTGAGTCCCTTCACCAACTTCATTTATAACATTATAATCGGATACTTGTGTTCTGAATTTAAATTTATCTTTATCTCCCCAATATGTTGATGCAAAGTTTAGTTGTTCAATTACTGAATTAAGTTGTTCTGTATAATCAGTCCAAGCCATACATTCGTAATTAACTTCAACATATTCAGGCATTACTATATTGAATAATTCATATTTTGGTTGAGTATTACCACCTAATGCAGTAAATCTATCGTATCTATTATTTTTTGAATATTTTGTTATAGTTGGATATGAAATGTGTCTATTTAACATAGGCATTGTTTCATCTTTTGCAATAGATGTTCTTCGTATCATCATAAGTGGTAATTGTATTTTACCCTTATTATCTCTATAAATACCATCTCTCCTTGCACCTTTCCATCTTTCCGAATTACCATATATAACAGGAATACTTATCGATTTACCATTATAATCTAATTTTGGTAAAGCAGTATCTTCCAAATAGGTCATCATAGCATAGTCTATATCAAAAAGACCTACACTTTTTTTAATATCCCCTTTTTCAGATTTTATTTCGTTTGCCCTATTTAAATCGGGTCTTAGTGGGTTTGTAGACATATTAATTAATTCTTTCTTCTATGTTTAATGCTGATTTATTTACCATAAACGTAGAACATACTATACTAAAGCTATTATAAGTTTGTCCTCCAACAAATTGTACTTCATTTGTATTATCTATTTCGTAATAAGAACTATCAAAGTAAATTATATCACCAATTTCTGGATATGAATTTTTTTCTTCACACATAAATCTATCCAATCTAAATTCTATATTTTGCATTGTATCCGAACCAAATCCGTCATATGTAGAAGTTTCGGTTTCTTTGTTAATTAATGCATATAATTCAATACCGGAATGCCAAGTTTTGTTAATAGATTCTCCATACAAATTTACTTTTGTTTCATTTAAGTTTATTTTAAATAAAACAATAGTATTTTGTACTATATCATCTACAATTTCTCTAGCTAATCCTTTAAAAAAAGCTACATCTCTCTCTGAAATAAATTTTGGCATATTATCCTACATATATTTTTAAAGGAACTTTTCTCAACATATCTTGCTGATGATTGGCTTCATCGTTTTTATTTGTCATCACATTTTTTCTACTTAATTCTTCTAAGTTTTCTCTTAATTGTGTTATCAACATATCTTTTTCGACTTGAGCCTCTGCTCTCAATGCTGCTCCATCTAAACTGATTTCTGCATCTGGAATTGGAATAGATGAATATTTCTCTCTAATTGCACCTAATAATTCTTTAGATAATGCTAATGTATATTTTCTAACCCATTGTTTACCAACATCATTTATATTGCTATATTGAATAAAATCATATGGAATATCAGAATAATCAGAAAGTGAATTGGCTTGAATAGTTTGAGAATCTTGTTCAAATGAATCTCTACTCATATAATCAAAATATAATCTAGTTGGACCAAATCCTGATTTAGGTAAAGGAAATACTTCTATTGTATTGTTAACAATATTAAAACTATGGTGTGATTTTCTAATGTGGTCATTTAATTCAATCGCCTGAACTCGCAATGTATCCTCATAAAGTGGCATCATTAAAAATTGTGCGGAAGGTGAATATGAACCAAATCCCATTTCATCCATTAAATTTAATGTACCTTGTCCTCCAACAGAATATGGGTCAAAGAATCTTTGAATTGCCGGAGTTGCCTCGTGATAAACCCTAGTTACATCTATTGTAGATGAACCACTAAATATAGTTGTAAATGAGCCAGATGTGTTTACATCCACAGATGCACTCATTAAATTATATTTTTGCTGACCTGGAATTAAATCAATATATGCTTTCTTAATAGCAATATTACCACCAACTTCTGCCAATGTACCATATTGTTGGGACATACGAACTATGGTTGGAAGAAATGAACCATCAACTAATGTTTGCGAATAATTACTCCTACCTCCAGCTGATTGCTTTTTCTGTCCTCTTAAAATATCTAAGTTATTTCTAAGATTGAATTGATTTACTTGTGCTGAATATTCTGAAACGGATTCTTCGAAACAAGCATAAAATTGTGTATCAATTAATTCTACATCAACTACGGGATATCCTAATCGTGTTGCACACCATCCAGCCGTCTTTGGTCCATCGTTTTTAAAGTCGGTATCACTATCGTAAATACCAAATGGTGTTGAGCCCGATATAGCAGAACCACTGCCGGTCCATTTTAAATTTTGAGACATATTAATCCAATTATATTTACATATAAATATAGAAATAAAAAAAGAGTGGATATTTCTAACCACTCTTTCTTAGTTTACTTTATTTTATTTAAATTTTTGACAAAAAAAGAGGAGATATTTCTATCCCCTCTTTCCGATTATCCTAATCCGTTAAGATTAAAGAGTTTCTAAACCAGCGATTACTACTTTACCGTAGAATTCTGGTCTTACTATTTTCTTAGCGTAACGAGTCATAACTCCTCTTCTTGGAGTGAAGTTAGTTGGGTCGTACACTAAAGGAGTCATAATCAATGGTACATAAGGTGCGTAAACTGCTCCGGTTTCGAAGAAGTTAGAACCTTTGAATCCCATTAATAATACGTTCTCAGTCATATAAGGGTTTTTGTAAACATCGTATCTATTTGAGATAGAACCGATATTTGTTACACCTGCAGAGAATGTTGTTGCATCTTTACCTGGGTTAGCAGAGAATCCGTTCATTGATTCTAAGATAGTTGCCACGTTTGGAGAACATACAACGAAGTTTGCTCCACCTCTCATTGTTAATTGGTGAATCTTGTTAGAAACTTTTTGTAATTTAATACCTAAAGTCTGGAACCAAGTGTTCTTTTGGTATGCACCAGAAGAAACTGCAGCAGTATCTACTGAGAATCCAGCACCATTCCAATCGTATCCAACTTTTGCTGACCAATATTCGGTTGTGAAAGCGTTTTGTTGTAACATTTCTAAGATTTCTAAATCGATTTCTAAAGAGATGTACTCACTTAACATCTGAGTCAATTCAGCTTCTGCATCTACAGAGTGATATGCGTTCAAATCTTGCGCCAATTCAGGAGTCCAAATTGCTTTCAACTTACGAGTTTTAGCAACGATTGGCTCAGATTTTAATTCCAATTCGATTTCTGGAATTGCTAAATCTGGAGAACCATTACCAGCACCTCTATCTTCAAAATCACCTCTTGAAGTATCGGTTGGTTGTACATGGTATGCTAAAGATACACCAAGATTTGCTAAGTTTGATAAACCGGTTGCAACTGCAACAAATTCAACGTTAGAACCATTCTTAGTTGTATATTGAGGATGGAAAGTTACAGAACCAGTAGTTGTTGTTGGTTCGAAAGCTCTAATACCATTAAAGTCAGCGTCAGCTGGTAATGCTACTACAACTTTTTTCAAAGTGTTAGCTGCAAAAGATGCTGAAACTGTAGCGTTTGTTAAATCATAATCAATATCTGCTAAAGATGCTGATGCAAAAGTTGCAGAAATACCAGCAGTTGCGTTATTGATTGTGTATCCAAATCTACCTGCACCATACAAACCACCTTCAGCTACTTGAGTTGAACCTAATTTGTTACCTGCTGGTGATTGTGAATCTTTACCAAAAGCTCCACCATTACCGAATAAAGATGAACCAGAGAAATCTGGGTTACCTGCTGCGTTAGTACCATATTTGAAGTCCATGTAGAATATAAGACCTGAAGGTAAGTTCATTGGTTGAACTGAAACGAATTCTTTCGCTGCAATAGAACCGAAGATTCTTCTTACCAAAGGTAATGCTACACCAGCCCACTCTTCAGAACCTGAAGATGTACCTGTACGAGTTGCCTCATCTAATAATTGTTTTGCTTGGTTTTCTAACATTACTGCCATACCATGCTTGGTTGTATCAGAACCTGCGTTCTCTAACAAACCTGTTTTTTCCCATTTAGCTTTCAAACCACGAGTTTGCTCAAGCATTACGCTTTGTGGGTTCGCGCCGTTCATTAATTTTTTTAAGTCCATTTTGGATTAATTTATTTTTTTTGTTAATTACTTAATAATACCTGCTAATTTTTTAAATCTATCAGAAATTTGAGCTGATTCAGAAATTACTGTTCTAGCTACTGCTGGCTTAGTAGATTTAACTACTTTACTAGCGATTCCTTCTTTGATTGTTTTCTTAGCGTTTTTGTTAATTGAAGTGTATTTGAAGTTCTCTGCTAATGTAGAGAATACCAATTTAACCTCTCTTACCGATTTTGTTCTATCTAACGTTTCGATAACTTTAATTTTTTGTTCGTTAGTCATATTATGAGCTCTGAACAATTTGTTAGCGAATAATAATTTTGCGTTTAACAAATTTACTTCGTTGATAGTTCTTTGTAATGATTTGATAGTGTTGTAAGCTTCTTCGATTTCCTTGTCTTTTTCGGTTTCTTCAGCTTCATCCATTTTCTCTTCATCGCCTTTCATATCAGCTTCCATTTCTCTTAAAATTTCTTCTAAGTCAACTTCGTCTGAGTCTGCTTCTTCATTAGTTACGACTACTTTAGGGTCTTCGCCTTTGTCCGTACCTGCTTCAGAACCATCTGCTAAGTTTTCGTTAGCTGCGTATGGATTTTCTTCTTCAGATTCTTCTTCGGATACCTCTTCGTCATCTCCTAATTGAGCTTCTAATTCTCTGATGATTGCTTCTAAGTCCATGTCATCTTCTGATTCCTCATCAGCTTCCATGTCCATTGAATCACCACCCATTTCAGAATCCATGCCCATGTCATCCATGCCCATTTCATCTTCACCTTCTGCTTGTGCGAAAGGATTTTCTTCTTCTGAACCTGCTTCACCTTCTAATTCTGCTAATCTCGCTTTCAATTCTGCGATTTCTGCATCTTTTTCAGATGGTTCTGATTCCATACCGAACTCATCTTCTTCGTTGATATCTGCTACTTTTTCATAGTCAGTACCAGATTGTTCCGGCTTTCCACCATCTTTAGCAACACCTACTGATAAATCAGTTTGTGCAGTTAAGTTTGGAGTTGCACCTGGAGTTTCAGGATATCCAACGTCTGTTTTAGACCCGATACCATCTGAACTCAATTCTTCATCAACTTGCTCTTCATCGCCTTCCATTTCAGCTTCAGCTCTTAACTTTTGAGTTAACATAGACTGTAGTCTTGGTGTAAAGGCTTCTTCTAAAGCAAGCTTTGCGTTAGCTAATGCAGTTTCTTTAACCGCTTTAGCATCTGCGATTGCTTCTTTCAATAATTTTGAATTTGCCATTTTTAAATGATTTTTGTTCCTGTGAAGTTATTGTAATTGTGGAACTTCAATGATATTTTGCTGGTTGTTCGTTCACGCCTTATAGAGAAGGGTATTCATTAACCAACTAATTGTAATAAAAAAAATCCTATATAAGATAGGATATTCAGAAATAAATATATAAATTTTTTAGAAAACTAAAGAAATCAACTATTTTTATTAAAATAATTTTGTAATTTCTCTTTATGTACTGCGTTTAGCTTCTGAATTCTCTTAGTTACGGAAGCTTTTTCAAACTCTTTTCTACTTCTAAGTTGTTCTATTTGCTTAACGCTTTTTACTTTATTTTTGTAAACTTTTAGTGCTCTTTCGATGTTTCCATCTTTTACATCAACAATCAACATAACTTTTATTGATGGTTTACTAATTTGTATTTAGTAGAATATAATAAAGTTACAATTGTATCTATATCATTTTGTAACCAACTCATTTGTAACTTTTCGTCTTGTCTCAATTTTGCAACCGCCTTACACATTTTATCAAAATAGTTGATAATATTTTTTATCTCACAATTAGTATCTAATCCACTTACAGGTTGTATTTTAATTAAACCATATTGTCCTTGGTAAGCTTCTACTAAACCATCGATAATGCCACCAATTGAATCATAGTATATACCTAATGCCAAATGTGCTGAATGTGAACCAATTCCTTTAACTCCAAAATGAAATGTATGTGCTTGCGTTCTACTATGTAATAATAATGATGCTAATTGTTCCATTTTGGTTTTTTAATGTTTATGATTTCCTCCACAACCACAATCGTGATGTGTATTACATCCACAATTTGATTTACTTTCTTTTAAACCCAATCTCTGTCTCATAACATCTTCAGATACATCTGCTATTTCAAAATATCTATTTAATACGTGCCCCATATCTTCATATAGTGCTTCCATTCTTTGTTCTTGTGCTTTTGCTTCCATTGATTCCTTTTGGAACTTCTCATGCAATGCTTTCAACTCTTTCATATTTCGTTTGATGGTAACTCTATCAAACCAATCACCACCTTCTCTCAAAGTATATTCTTGTGCTGCATCGGCAATACCACCTAATGTTTCAGCAATAGTTCTAATATCAGATTTTCTATTCATTTGTTCACCAAACTGGCCAAATGTAGAAATAATTTCTAAGAAATGTTTTTTGATTTCAGTAGGAAGTTGTTGTAACTTATCTTCCTCATTTAGTAAATCTTTTAACCTTATCATATGCTATTTTTTTAAAATATCGTTTTTCTTAATTTTTGTAATAGCCTGCATTAATTGAGATTTATCCATACCTAATGCATCAATTATTTTAGCAATTACCAACTGCTCTTTTTTCTTTGTTAAATTGTACCCTTTAATTTGAGTAATCAATCTTTCTAAAAATCTATCTACTTGTGCTGGTAAATTTGTATCCATATCATCAATGGATTCTTTAACATTAATCTGTCTACCAGGTATTAAGTTTATTAACTTTGCCATATTAGTTTAATTCTATTATAATTTCTCTCATTAAATCTTGTGAACGACACCATTTTCCACATTCTTCTGCAGCTTTAGCCCACTGCTTTGATTCGTTCATTGGTGCCATAAATGCTCCATGTGTTGATGGGTTAGATACAAAATCCCAACCTACCAATTCAAAGTCCTCCTGAACCATTACAGTCCCGTCTGATAACTCTTTAACTGAACCTAGTCCTCTCGATGAAATTCCTAAACGAATATTGTTTTTTAATAGTTCTCTAAGGATATTTCCAGATGGAGTTGAAAGTATTTCTACTGTACCAACCACATCATCTCCATCCCAACCTATTTCTCTAATATTGTGAGATACATTCTTTAAATTAATAACCGGAGAATCTGGATGGTCTAATTCACCTAATGCTCTTCTTTCTTTAATAAGTTGTTCGTATTTCTTACACTCTCTTTCTAATATGTCTTTAGGATATCTTCTATTATTTTGATTTGGAGCACCTGCTCTTTGTAGGATTCCCTTAACTAAATAAGTTCCGTTATCTTGTTCTACAAGCTTAGCTTCAAACAAATGGGTCTCTATTAATAATCCTTTATTCATTTATTTTATATCTTTTTTTACCTTTTCTGCTGCTCTATCAGTTAATCCTTTATCTTCCCACGCTTTTAATAAAGCTGTTTTTAAATAATTTGTTAACTCCGTTTCATCTAACTCACTATTTGTACTTTCCACCATTTTTATTATTAGTGTTTGTACATATCCCATTCTCACTATCTTATCTGCAACCCCATTATTTATTCCATCGTTACTATCCATTAATTTAGCTATATCATTCATAGCTTGTTTATTATTGGATATTGATTCTAATATTTTAGCAACGGCTTTTTTATATTTTTCGTTACCATTTACATAGTTTCCTACTTTTTTAGCTAATTCATACATAAAATAGATAACTACTTTACCTAATATAGCTAAGGTTATAGTTGCAAGGATTCCTTCTATTACACCCTCACTAACTACTTTTTTTTTTTGGCTCCTTCATTTTTAGCTCTTAGTGCTGCTAAATCTGAACCTTCAATCTCACCATCACCATCAGTATCAATTTTCTTTTGTCCTGCTGTTAGTTCTGCTTCGTTGTATCCTCTTAATCTACCTTCTGATTTTGCTTTATATGCCGTATCTACTGCATTAAAGAATTTCTTCTTCTCATCATCACTCATAGATGGAATATCTTTGCTACTCTTATCTAACATATGTTTAAACAATTGTTGATATTCGTGTTCTTCTTTCACTACTTGCTTAACAAGTTCTTTTAATTGAGCTATTTTCATTATTCTGAAATTTGTCTTATTTTTTGGTCTAATTTTAGTAATCGTTCCTTTATACTATAAATATGACTATTTGTTCTTTTCCAATAGCTTTTATTATCTACTCCACTTTCGTTCTTAATTTTACCATACCAATTGAGAAATCTTTCCATTTCTGCTAATTGTTTATTGATATTAGATATACCTCTACCAATCTTAGATTGTGCAGTTGATTCATCTCTTTTTAATTCTAACCAACGATTTTCTTTAACTACTGAATATCCTGTTAAATCAGCTTGTCTTTTACCTTTTGATTTTTCATCTTCACCTTTACCAAACGCAAATGGTGTATTATATGGACCGGCTGCTGCTGAAGTACTCATTTCATCAACTTTTAATTCAGCATCTTTATACATACCACTAACTTTTGCATCTAATTCTGCGGAAAGTTTTTTCTTTTGTGCAGTTAGTGCTTTAAGTTTTTGTACATATTGATTTTCGTTTGGAGTTCCTTTAGATTTTTTATATCCTTCTAAGTTTTGCTGAATAGCATCTAAGGTTTTAGCGTAATCCGTTTGAATGGCTCTTACTGAACGTAATTCAGCCAATACCATTTCTTTTATTTTATCAGGCAACCCTTTATGAGATGTTGATGCAAAATCTTTAGCATCTTTATCACTCATTGAGTCTGCTGCTTTACTAACTTCTGGAGATGGAGATTCCATATCACCCTTTTGAGTAGCATGAACCATTCCCATAAATTTTTGTTGTGCTTTGGATTGTGCTGGCATTTTTTTCTTTATTATGCTAATAAATATGCATTACCAGATGTTACTGTAATGCTTCTAACATAACAAGGAACTGGCTCTCCTACTGTTAAGTGTTCTAATTTTAAAGTAGTATGGTTATTTGTTTGTGCGATTGTACCACTTAGGTTATTATCAACAACACCTTCCAATGTTATTGAACCTGAACAAATTGCCGAACCTCTCATTACTCCCCATACTCTTTCTAATGAACCAGATTGTCCTGCTGTATATTCTTTTGCGTTAAAAATTCTATAATTTGTCATTTTTATTTATTTAAACTTTCTTTTAATTCTTTTAATAATTCGTAGCTCATCATTAATGCAGACAAATGAGATTCTCTTAATTTCTTAACTGATTTAATTTTTCTAATATTTGCAATTGTTTCTGCTAATTTAATTTTTGTAACTTTATCAGAAATTTTAGAACCAACTTCTTTTAATCCTTCAGATAGAGTATTAACCTCTTCATTAACATATTCTTTTAATTTACCTGTATTATTAATATTATTAATATACTCTTTAAGTAAATTCTTTTGTCCAGCTGATAAGTTGTTGTATTTTTTATTAAAGTTTTCTACTAACATTTTGTATGATAGCATTCTAACTTCCTCATCTTGCTTTTTATATTCTTCAAAAACTCTATCATTTAATTTTTTATCTTTATTTTCAATTGAAGAGTTAATCATATTCTCAACAACAGTAAATTTAGAATTAACGATATCTTTTGGTTCAAATGATTCTTTTGTAACAGTTGCTTCAAATATTTTATAAATAGAAGCCAAATTTTTATAATTTGAAATTGAAGATTTAGTAAACTCATCTATATCATAAGCTTCTTTTATCTCTTTTATTAAATTATATTTTTCCTTCATAAGCTTTTGCTCATCTAATCTTTTACGGGCTTCACATACGGTTTCAACGAATTTTTCAGCTTTGTTTTCTGAATTATATTTTTCATTAATCAAATACTGATATAATTTCAATTCCTTTGAAAGCTCTTTTTTACCTGAAAAATATTCTTTTAATATCTTTTCAGCTTTTGAATTTTCTTTGCCAGACATGATTTCAGATGTAATCTGCCTAACTAGCAATTCAAAAATGAATCCGGTGTTTTTAAATTTAGAGTGCTTAATATTTTTCATTAATTGTATAATTTCTCTGATATAAATATATGTTTATTGTGGATTATTACTTTTTATGTAAATCTTCCATCAAAATAGTCTTTTTATTACCTAACATATCTTTAAATATTTCCTTAGATTCTCTTTGAGCTTTTTGCTTTAAAGTTTTAATTCCTAATGGGTCTCTTCCTAAATGATGGTCATCCTTACCATATCTAATCGGGTCTTTTGGTCTACCAACTTTTCCATCTTCCTCTAATTCTTCTTTTATTTTTTGAATTTCTTCTTCCACATTGGTTGGTTCTTCCGTTCCGGTTTCTTTTGCCGGGTCAACACCTTGAGTTTCAATTGATGTTAAACGGAATGTTTGTTTAGTATCTTCAATAACATCCACTGTTAATTCATCTTGCTCTTCAGGAGTCATATCCATAATAGCATCATACATCCACTTTTTAGAAAACATCTTAGTTTGTTGCATTTGTGTAATTAATGCTATCTTAGATGTATATAATTCAACTTTTTCTTGCTCATAAATTTTAGATGGTATTGTTAATTCTAATTGGAAATCCAATTCATCCTCACTATCTAATCCCTGTGCATATAAGTGAACGATTGCTATTTTAGTTAATTCTGATACTAATACTTTCTGAATTCTTTCTATTGTTTTTGCAAAACGAATATCTTGTGCCGCCAATGTAGCCTTACCACTAATATCTTCTTCGTATCCTAAAAATGCTTTTGGTATTTTTAATGCTGCCATCATCTTACCTTTTAAGTAATTGATATCATCAATCATATTATATTCCAAACCTTTTAAGGTATCAATCGAAGTTCCATTATCACTACCACGAACTGGCATATAATAATCTTCAATTAAGTTTTGAATGTTATATTTTAAGTTATATTCACCTGTAGCTTGGTCTAAGAAAGGAACTTTTTTAGATGAATTGATAATTTTTTGCATATAGTTATCAACTTCTGCTGGTGGTATATTACCAACATCTACTTTAAATATTCTCTTTTCAGGGGCTCTCATAATACGATGGATTAACATCGCATCTTCCATTAGGGTTAATTGTTTCCAAACTCGTCTACCACCTTCAAGCATTGATTTACCATATGGTAAGAAGTTTGAATCTGAATATAAACGGAAGTGAGCTATTTCATAGTTTTCAAATTCTCTTTTAGAAGTAGCGGTTACTACTGCACTATTTGGATTCTGATATGGTGCATATACAAATTTAACTCGTTGTGGATTTTGTTGGTCAAATCCTTCAACTCTCGAAGTTTCATATGTTGATAGAGGTTGTACACCTACAATACCTAATTCTTCAGCTATTTCTAAATGTAAAAAGAAATCACCATATTTTACTAAGTTTCTGGACCAAGGCCATAAATTAAATTCAATATTTAAAATATCATAAAAAAGATTTCTAAGAATTTCTTTTGTATTTTCGTTTGCACAATTTATTTTAAGTACATCCCCCATTTCATTCTTCACAGTTGATTCATCTGCGTAAATATCTAATGCTGATGATAAAATTGGGTCATTATCCATTCCATCGTAATCTCTAAACAAATCAATTCTAACTTGTTGATAAGCCATTGCAGATTCTATCAAACCACCACTATATTGTGGAGTTTTCATACGAGTGTACCTATCTATTAAATTTGTTGTTAATCCTTGATACTCATCGGTATCGATTACTTTGATACCTTGTTTTGTTTTACGGACTATTGTATTGGTTGAAAATAGTTTTTGTAACCTACCGAAAAATGATTTATCTGCTGCCATTTATATTTTATATTTTAATTCAAAGATATGGAATTTATTTGATATTAACAAATTAATTACCATTTTCTACAACTCCAATAGTTTGCTTTTGTTCTTGGACCTGGGTTATCACAATTCATTCTTGCTCTAAATGATTTTCTAGCAGCGGGGTTTGATTTTCTAATTTTCATTCCTTTTTGGCCAAAGTTTACCTTAACTACCTTGCCTGCAGGATTTTTTACATACACTTTGAATTTCTTAACATCACCTTGCATTGGTTTACCCAACTTAACTTCTCTACCCTGATATTCAGCTTCATAAACACAACCACAATTGGCTTCAGCTAAAGTGTTTTTATATGCTTTTAAAAATTCAATAAAATCTTCAATTTCTTCTGGTTCTACATCCAATTCATCATAATCTGTATCTATATGATTTTCTTTTATAGGAACACAATTTGGCACCATCTTGCCATTTTTCATTTTACCACCAACTTGTTTATATCCATCCCAGCAAGCTTCGTTTACTGATTCGGTTGTAATTTTTTTTGATTTAAAATAGTTTACTATATCTTTACCTGTTTTAAATGCTTTTTGACTTCCTTTAAAAGAAGAATGACTCATCCAATATGAATTACTACCATCTTCCATATCATAATCACCCGAAGATATTTTTTTACCATTAAATTCTAAATATCCTACACCATCTTTATAATAAAAATGATATTTACCATCTTTGATAGGAATTGGTGCTTCGTTTACTGATTCGTTATTTTTAAGATTTTTATAGGTTTCTTTATAGTAATTTATTAAACCTTGATTTACTACAATAGATTTTTTGATATTTTCTTTTTTATCGTTAGGTAATCGTTTGCTTGTTTTAAGGTCTTGTGCTAATAGTTTATTTGTTTGTTCTAAATTTCTAATTAACATTAATGTTTCAAATGCTGTATTATCTTCGTTTACTACATTTTCACTACAAGTTTTCCATCCACCACCTTTACCTTTATAATTTTTTGCAGCCCATCCATTTGCGTATGCTGATGGATATACATCAAATTTAGATTTTGCGGCTGCTTTAGATGCAGACCACTTACCTGGGTCAGTTGGACAATTCTTTTCTAAAAATAAATTTAGTCTTTCTTCTATATTCATATTTTCATTTTTTTTCTTTCCTTGACAATGTGCCTTTTGAGAGAAACCTTTTGGATTATTACAATCTATACTACTTTTATATTTATCACTCCACTCTTCATTTTTTGGTTTAGTAGAAACATTTATTGGTTTCTTACCTTGTCCACTACTATCTTTACCACCTCTTCCTGCATCATTTTGTGCAGCTCTTTTTCTTTGAGTTGCACTTTCTTTTTCTTTTTTACTCATTCCGGCAGCTTTTGCGGCGGGAACACATTTTGCATAACCTCTTTTTTCTCCCGAAGTTCCACATGGTGGGTGTTTGCCATCAACTTTTTTGCCGATGTTTACCCATTTTTCTTTAAACCATTTATCTAAATCTTCGTTCATTTATAAGAGTTTCAACATATAAATATAAAAAAATTACTTTAGCAACCAAGTTAAGTTTTCAACTTCACCTTTTCCTATTTGCATTTCATATGGATTACGTTGATTTTGCCAATTTGCAGCATAAACGCCTGTATCATTTTGTATAGTAGTTGAGTTCAACATACTCTTAGTCAAATCAATACCTTCTTGTCTTAATCTTAATGCTGTATTACGAACCCATAATCCAATACCTAATGCCATTGTTAAGTCATCATTGTATCCCTTCATTGCTTCAGCTTTACCACCATTCCATATAAAGGTAAATAACTCATCTATTAATCTACTAGAACGAATTAAAATATCTTTATCCTTCATATATGTATCTAATGCTGATATGATAAGAGGACGAGTTTTGGTTGTTGTAGAAAATCCTGCAACCATTTGCTTTTCATCTCTATAAAATTTATTACTCATCTGCCTTTCGGTGTCAATATATTTTAAATCATTACTCATATAGAATAGATTTGGGTATCCTCTATTAATGATTTGTTGAATCGTTGCCCAACCTACATTTGAGTTTTCTACTACTAATAATGCATTATTATATTCAGTTGCTAAACTTACTAAGAAGTTTCCAAAATCTTTTGTATCAACTTTACCCTTATATTCAGCTACTTGTGAACTATCTTCAATATCAATTACTTGTACCGTTGAAAAATCGGCTCCATCTCCACGTGCAACGTCAGCGGATACCATATATTGTCTGTTATAATTGGGATGTTCCCATACCCATAAATTTCCATCAAAACCTCGTTTTTCAACGGGCTCCATTACATATGTTTCCTTATACCAAGTTAATAATGCTGGGTCGATTACAGTATCACCCGAACCAATAAAGTCACAATCACACTCTTGCGATGCCCCCTTTACTCCCAAAATACGAGTTTGCCCATCTCTCCATTCCTGATTTCTTTCAGGGTGTACAGTCCAATGTAAATTTATATTATTAAATCCATTTGCACCACTCTCACCTTCTACCCACATTTTATGAAACCAATTACCCACACCATTTGGAGTAGATAATACGATTGCAGAACCACCTGTTGATAATGTAGATTGTGCTGATAACCAAATATCATCAATATCTCTAATGAATGCGGCTTCATCCACAACTAATAAGGATAGGGCTTCCGAACGTCCTGCATCTGGAGAACTTGCGATTGCTTTTACTTGCGAACCATTTTTTAATTTAAGGGAAAGTTTATTATCTTCTACTGAACTATTACTACCATCTCTTAACCAAATAGGAAGTAAGTCGTGCATAACTCTTACCTTTTCTACAAGGTTTTTAGCTACCGTTACTTTTGTTGCAATAACCAATGCGTTATAGTCTTGGTTAAATACCATCTTCCATAAAATAAATCCTGCAGATAAGGTTGATAAACCTAACTGACGAGATTTAAGAATAATATTAAAACGATTATCTTTGAAGTCTGTTAAACAATTTTCCTGAAACTGATATAGGTGAAACGGAATCTTTCCACGAGTAGGGTGTTGAATGATACAATACTTTTTCATAAAGTATATTGGGTCTAACGCACACTTCTTATACTCATCGGAGATGATTTCTTTTAGTGTCTTTTTAGGTTGCCCCTGTACACTCATTATTTTTTAAATTTAATCTTCCAAAACACTCCACCGCCAATAAATGGAGATAATACTCCATTAGTTCCATCAGTTCCAACTTTGTTAGCAACTCCTATACCTAATTGATATATTTTATCACCTTTGGTTTTAATCAATACACCAGCTCCTAAATTTGAAACTACATCTACTTTATTAAATCCACCTGTAATTCCATAGTATACTTGGGTTTTTGGTAATTCTTTTACAATTGTAGTTTCTTTGATAATTCTTTGTTTAATATTTGCATTAAAAGTTCTACCAAATATTTTATTTTGAGATATTGTATCCGTTACATCTACAGTTCCTAATGAATCAGGCAATACTAACACATCCTTATATAATACTTTTGAATAGTAATCTTTTAATAATGCTAAAGTATCAATGATTGTTGGGATGATTACTTCTTTCTCAACAATTGTTTCGTGATAAATATCATCACCTTTTTTAGTTACTACTTTAGTTTTAACTATTTCAACTGTATCAATTGCGTATTTAAGAAGTTCATACTTTTTACCATCCACTTTTACAATTTCGGCATTTCTTTTATAATTTCCGCCACATTGTTGAAAAACTACTATTGCAATCAAAACTGCAATTGCTATGTTTTTTAAATTTAATAATTGTTTCATAATTTTTAATTTTTTATAAGCTCTAAATGATTAAGCTCTTGTAACTTATCTTCCAATGCCGCTTTCCTTTCCAACAGAGCTTCAATTGCTTTGGTAGCGCCATTAATATCATTTTGTAAATCTTCTTTTACTTTGTCAATATCAATATCATAATGCCATTTTTGAATAGTACCATCTTCATTAATAAATTCCATTGTTTGCGATATTCCTCTCAATCCTTCTTCAAATTGAGCTTTCAAATCCGTAACATATGATAATTGATTATTAGTTATTTTATAATCTTCATAAAATGGGTATGTTCCATCATCTTTTAATCTTTGTTCAAACTTTCTTAAACAAGTTACACACATTCCTGTTTTACGAATTACTTTCTTATCTGCATTACTATATTTTATAGTATCACATTCTTCAGATTGACAATTATTTAATTTATCTAAATATTGCCTAACCTCATCCATTTGGGAAACTGTTATTTTATAACCTTCCTTTTGTTCCCATTCTTTACCATTGGTATCTACCCACGTTTCTCCAACTTCTCTCGTTTGCTCTCCTTCTTTTTCGTAACCAAAAGTTGTTTGATTATCATCAGTTCTACCAAATACCGTATCTATAATTAGTTTACGGGTTGGATGAATATGATTATTTTTTTCTTCAAAGCTTTTTCTCTTTGCCATAATTTATTTTATTTATAACCTTTTATATATACATATATATATAATTTATCTCCCAAACTTAAAAATTCCTAAAATTTGATTTAAGGGAGCAAATGTTCCTGTTAATTTATATGTGTTTCCTTTATAGAAAAATACTAATCCTTCATTTGGAACTAATTTTTCAAATCCACCAATAGCATTTAATCTTTGTAATTCTTTTTCTAATCTTTTTATTTGAGCTTCACTACCACCATTCCGAATATCTGATATAGATGATTCTAATGATGCTTTAATCGATTGTAATGCTTTATCTGGCTGTGCAGTTAATACCGAACTCATAAATGATAATACTTCAGCTCCAACGCCTAAAAAGATATCTTCGAATTTACGAATATTACCTTTCATTATTTTATCCTTAGCATCTTTATCTACTCCATCTGCCCATTTCTTAGCATCTTCATCAGTTATTGATTTAATACCAAATGCTTTATCATCAAATGCCCATCTTCTTGCTAACCCTTCTTTTTCTAATTTTGTTAAATTCTTTTTAGAATTATTAATTAATTTCATCCACCAAGAATAGTGATATTCAGCTATACCAGCCTTATCTGATAAATTAAATTCAGATTGTAATTTGGATAACATTCCGTTGAATTTACCTTTTTGAGAACTTAACTTCTCATCGGTTGGAAGTTTTGTAATTGGAGGGCCTTGTAATGTATATTGAGATTGTACGTGTGCATTAGTTTGTTTAATCATAGATGCTAATTTACTTTCTGCACCCTTTACACTACCAATAGCGTTACCCTTTTCATCAAATTCAACTACATTATGAAATACTAATAAAGATTGTCCATAAGGAATTACATTTGCATTTTGTGGATAGATTACTTCTAAGTTACAAAATGCTGAACCATCTTTGAATATACTCTGTCTTTCTTTCTCTCCTAATCCACTAATTGCTGCTGATAAATCTCTCATTGCAAAATTGTATGCATCACTTAATGCGCCTCTTCCTCCAAATTTAGATGCCAACGCACTCATATCTAAAGCGTTTGCTCCACCATTTGCTAAATGTGATTTGTTACGAGCGGCAATTAATCTACCATTCTTCCAACTGATTGCTAATGCCTGTCCATCGGTTTTTTCTCTAACTACTCCCAATTTACCATCTAATGCATTATTAACAATTTTTTTTAAATCACCAAATGTAAGATTCATTGAAATATCAAATGGATGATTCATATGTCCGTATGCACCGCCTTCGGTTAAAAGAGATTCTTTTAAAGTTCTTTTTTTAAGAATTATTTGTTGGATTTGTGAAAATATAGATTGTATATCTTTATCTAATTGCTTTTCTTCTGCACTCATTGGTGATTCAATATCAATATTAGAGTAAAGTTTTTTCTTTTTAGCAATTAAAACATCTACCTTTTTAATCAAATCGTGTCTTACCTTATCTAAATCTTTTATAATTTCAGGTGCAGTTTCTTCGTTTACCGATTCACTTTGTAATTTATCCCAAAACTTATCTACATATGGTTTTAATTTTGCGTAATGATTTGGGCTTCTATCATAGTCTATTTTAGTAATAATTATAAAATCAGGATTAAATGATGAACCTTTTACTTTTCTTACTTTGAATTTTTCTCTATAAAATCTATCTACTCCACTCATTCCAAACATATCATAATCAACAGCAAACTGTCCCTTATAATATACATAATATGTATTACCTGGTTTTCCGTTTTTAATTCTTTGTTCTTTTTGAGTTAATTCGTTTATAGATTCTCTAATGTATCCTCCATTTTTTTTAATAAAAGATGGTACATCTTTAGCGGTAATTATTTCAACATTTTTGTATTTACTTTTTATAGCATCGATATTTTCCTTTGATTTATCATTCGGATTATCCTGACGTTCTAACCATTTATTGGCTTCTGCTCTACCTTTAGCCAATTCCAATTCTCTGTGTTGCTTTTGTATATCCCATGGGTAATCTTGTAAGTTAGTTCTTCCACCTCCTATTGCAACACTATCTTCGATTACTGCAATCTTTTCCACTTTTATTTTACTAAGGATTACTTCATTCCAATCTGAATCATAATACAAAGTATTAGAATTTAAATATTTATTTTGAAAGTGTTGTTTGTTATCAATCATCAACTTATATGCCGTATCTATATAGGTTTTGATAAAGTATTGTTTTTCCTGGTTTGTTAAATCGGATTTAGATTTTTCCCATTTTTCTTTTAATGGTTTTAATTTGGGAGCATAATCTATGATTTGATATTTTTTACTAAATTCATCATACATAGCATTGCCAGGGGTAATCCATCTTATACCAGATTTATCAGGTTTAGACCATAAATCGTGAATACTCTCTGCAAGAACTATTCCAGAAAGTAAAACCAAAATTCCACCATTTGTCCACATTCCCTGACCAGATGCGGGTCCTGCTACTGAATCCATTTTATTAAAAGCTGAAATAGATTTACTCTTTCCCTCTAAACTTACTAACTTCGAAAGGTTATCTATATCCGTAATATGAAATGCATTTGCTCTCCTAATTTCTACTAATTGTTTTACTATTGGAAGTGTAAGCGGCACCATATTATTCATACACATTTCTAATGTAGATGTTTCCCATTTTAGTCCCTCATTTATTGATTCGTAAATATTTCCATTAAGTTTACCAAAATCTCTTAAAAGAATTCCGGCAGCTGCGTTTGCTTCGTTTTCAACATCAGAACCAGTTGCTCCATCTTCAGGTCCGCCAATATATCCATCTTGTCTTTGTTTAAGATGAACTAATTCATGTGCTAATGTTCTTAGGATATCAGGAGTACTTCGATTGGTAACATATATAAATATATCATTATTGATTGGGTCAAACCCACCAAATGATTTAAATGTTGTAGCAAATTCGCCATCTTTTACCAATTTAATATTAAATGGTATGCTGATTAATCGTAATCTATCTTTTGCAAATTTTATAAATTCGCCTATAATTCTTCCTTTACTTTTTTTTTGCTCTGGAGCTGGAACTTCTTCTTTTAGTAATCCCAATTGAACAGAAGCATCAGTTATATCTCTATATCCAAAATTTCGTAATTCTCTTTCTACTTCTCTCTTATTAGCATTTGGATTTGCACAAACTGCTGCTCCAATTTTCTTTCTACCATATGAACTGGCTTTATCCCACATTAACATAATTGCTTTATAATGCCAATCACCAACTCCAACTTCATCTACTTCCTTATCTTGTTTAAAAACATTTTGTCCTTTATCACCTAATCTAAATGTGGTTGCCTTTTTACCATTAATTGTTGGCATTCCGTGGTCATCTTTTCCAAAATCTTTAACAACAACTTTTTTGTTCTTAAATTTTCCCATTAAGACGGTATCACCCTTATCAACATCTATATTAATATCTTCTTTAACTAAATCTCCAAAGTTTTTACCTTGCTTATATGATTTAACGGATTCTAATAATTGTTTATCATTCATTTCGAAAGTTTCCATCTTCTCCGCCATTTTACTAACAAAGTTTTGCATAAATCTTTCGTTATTCATTTCTTCTTCAGTAATTAGGGAACGAATTTCTAATAATCCCATAGTTACCCCCGCTAATCCTGCTCCACCAACTGCGGCTTGTGTACCGCCTAATCCTAATGATTCTAATGCAACGTGCTTAATCGTATCTTTACCTAAATGTGCAGCAAATCCACCTACTCCGTGAGTAAATGCACCCACTGCGCCCTTTCCAACGGCGGCGGCTGCACCACCTAAACTAGCTCCTCCTGCTATTGCTTTTGCACCATATGCTAATCCGCCACCTAATGCAACACTACCAACTAAAAGAGCCACATCTTTAGCAAAATGCTTCATATGACTTACTTGCTCTTTTCTTTTCTCATCGGAGTATTCCCATTCGCCAGTTTCTTTATTTTTAGTTGAACCAACTTTCTGTCCACTTGCTAATGCTTTAACACCATCGTATGTACCACTAATCATTTCTGCTTTGTGTTTTAATACATGCCCAATTGCTTTAACAACTTTAGTATCTGCAACTTTCTTTATACCTTCTTTTAAAGAATTCATAAACTTTGAACCTTGCTTATGTTCTCCGTTTTTAATGAACTCTTGCTCATTTTTATTTAAACTCTTAACTTCATTATCTAATGCAGTTTTTAATTCTTCAGCTTTTCTTTCCTTCGCAACTTTATCTTCGGCTGATGATTTTAATTCTGCTCCACTTAATTTTTGAGGGTTTGGTGCTTCTGGTGATTCTGCATCTCCACCTTTTGCTTTATCAGCTTTACCTTGTGCGGTTTGGTCTTTCTTAACAGGTTGTCCAGGTTCAGCAGGTTTAGCTGCTTGAGTTGCTGCTTTACCTTTTGGTTCGTTAGCAGGTGCATCATCCGGTCCAACTAATTTATTTGCTTGGATGTGTGCTTCGTGGTCTTTTGGTAATCGTAATGCTCCCCTAACAGTAATCTTTTTCTTTTTACCATCAGCTGCAGTATAATCGATTTCCTTATCCATAATAGGATTTGGTTCTTCTTCTAAGAAGTAATCATCTATAAAACTATCAGCTTCAAATACTAATTTTGCAATTTGTTCAGCTATTGGGTCATATACATAAGAATCATCGGTAGTTGCTACTGAACGAATATTATCGTTTTTCTTTTGTATTTTCTTAACATCTTCTTTAGATGGATATCCTTTTGCAAGTTCCTCTTTAATCAGTTTGTTAGTTATCATTTTAAAAATTTCTTTATCGAATTTTGGATATGCTTTTAAGAATAATTTCTCAGCATCATCCGAACTTAACCACTTTCTTACATCAGTTCCACTAATTGGATTTGATTCAGATGGTATAATATAAGTATAACCAATCTCTTCATAACCATATCCAGTCTTACCTTTATATGGTTTAAAGTATTTTCCTGCTAATCTACTAGCATCTTTATCACCAACAGCTGCAATATATGCTGTTGTTTTACCATCGAATTTTGAAAGTATTTCTTTTGGTGCATATGGGTTTGATACTTGTACTATTTTGCTTGGAGCGATTCCAAACATTTTACCCATTATTACAACTTTTTCTTTAAAATTAAACGGAGATTTACCACCATCACTTTTATCCGATGTACCAATATAAACATTACTGGCGCCAAACTTTGACACCAATTTTTCATATGCAGCGTAATGCCCTTTGTGAAAAGGTTGAAAACGGCCTGAATATATTACTATCGTCTTTTTAATTATTGGTTTATCCACTATCCTATTTTTGTATATAAATATCTTTTTTGAAAAGATTAGAAATGTTTATAAACAAATGGGTCTCTTTTTTTAAGCTCTTCTAATTTCTTTTTAAATCGCTTCTTTCTTTCACGCTCTTCCCATAGTTTTACAAAGAAAGAAATAATTGGCCAATTTTTTATCATATTCGTGTATTTTATAGTTTATATTTTGTGTGGTATTATATATATAAGTATATAAACATTAACAATATGGTTACTTTCGAAAAAGTATTAATTACGGGTGGTGCAGGCTATTTGGGGTCTGTAATTGTGGATAAACTACTCAAAGCTGGATATGGAGTTATTGTATTGGATAAATTATTATTCAATCAAACATCTTTACTCCAATACACTTCCAATCCAAATTTTAAATTTATTTACGGAGATGTTCGTAATGAGGAATTATTAGAAAAACTTTGTAAAGAGGCTGATATAATTATTCCATTAGCAGCAATCGTAGGATTTCCAGCTTGCGCAGCAGACCCTCAACTGGCAAAAGAAATCAACTTTAATCAAATTTTTAATATTGTAAAATTTGCTAAAGATAAAAAAATATTATACCCAAATACAAATAGTGGATATGGTATTGGGGTTGGACAAACCGAATGTACTGAAGAATCTCCATTAAATCCAATATCGGTTTATGGTTCAACTAAATGTGAAGCTGAAAACTTTCTTAAAGCAAATACATCAGCAATTACTTTTAGATTGGCAACTGTATTCGGAGTATCACCTCGAATGAGAACGGATTTATTAGTAAATGATTTTACTTATAAAGCAATTACTGATAAATATATTGTGGTATTTGAGAAATTATTTAAAAGAAATTTCATTCATATAGAAGATGTAGCATCTGCGTTTTTATTTATGTTAGAAAATTATGATAAATATAAAGGCGAAGTATTCAATGTAGGATTGAGTGATGCTAATTTATCTAAGCAAGAACTATTAGAAAAAATACAATCACACGTTAAAGATTTTGCTATTTCGTATAATGATTATTATGAGGACCCGGATAAGAGGGATTATATAGTATCAAACGAAAAGATAGAAGCAACAGGTTGGAAACCGGAGTGGGATTTGGATATGGGTATTAAGCAATTAATTATGGCATATCAGATGATAGTTCCAAAAATGGGAGCAGAATTTAGAAACGGATTTCCTTTAGGTTACGCAAATCAAACATAATATGAGCAATAAATGGGATGAGTTTAAAATAACTCCATCAAAAAAATTCGGATTAGAAGTGCCAACATATACTCCATCAATTTACAGAGAGTATAGGGGTGAAATATTTACAACTTTTCATTCAGGAGAACATCCTGTTATGGCTAAGATTGGTGAAGGAAATGAGGTGCATGGTAGATTCTCAAAATCATACAAAGGTGTGTTGAGAGGATTACATTATGATAATAAGACTTGGAAATTAGTTCAAGCAGCAGTTGGTGATATTTATTTAATTGTGTTGGATATGAGGAAAGAATCTCCTACATTTGGCGATTGGGAATCATTTATGATAACCGAAAAAGATAGAAATCAAGTATTAGTTCCACCGGGATTTGCTAATGGACACTATGCATTAACCGATTGTATGTTTCACTATAACCTATTCTACAAAGATGGTTATGTGGATGCAGATGAGCAAGGTGTAGTTAAATGGAATGATGAAGAATACCAAATGGAATGGCCAACGAATAACCCAATTTTACAAAAAAGAGATAGATAATGATACAAAATTTAGAACAGTACCCAATAGTTAGAGAAGCTAAATATACTTCGGATGAGTTAATCGCATTTGAAGATAATATAGTAGAACATTGGGAAAAAGGAGGAATACAAGGACCGGTACACCTATGTAATGGAAATGAAGAACAATTGTTAGAAATATCAAAAAGGATGGATGATTCTGATTGGGTATTTTCAACTTGGCGTTCTCACTACCATGCTTTAATTAAAGGAGTATCTCCGGTTTGGTTAAAGCAGGAAATATTAGAAGGTCGTTCAATAACCATAGTAAGTGAAAAAGATAAATTCTATGCATCTGCAATAGTTTCATCAATAATTCCAATAGCTGTTGGAGCTGCTATGGGTATAAAGAGTAATGGTGGAACTGAAAAGGTTTGGTGTTTTGTTGGTGATATGGCATTTGAAACAGGACAATTTTATGAAATGCATAAATACGCAACCAATTTAAACTTGCCTATTATATTTATCGTTGAAGATAATGGGGTATCAACTAACACTCCAACAATTGAAACTTGGGGTGGTGTTAAAAGAGATATTCCGGCAAATGTGGTTTGGTATAATTATAAAAATAAATGGCCGCATTACGGAACTGGTAAATGGATAACTTTTTAAATTTTGTTTATGATGATTGGGATGAAGTAAATGATTTACCTCGTCCTAATAGATTAAGTGATTATGTTCATCAAGATGATAATGAGAATACGTGGGTGCTATCTACGCAACCAATGGCTGTATTCGCGCTAACTAAGATTAAAAATTGGAAACTATCAGATGTTCCAAATAATCCGAATGTAATGTTTTATTATCATATATGGAATAGAAATGGTTGGAATAATCGTTTTTTTGCCAATGATATGTTACCTGTGAATAAAGAGGTAATTCGGATGATTAAAACCAATAATAATTTACATTTAATTATAATGAATGAATGTGAGTTTGAAACAAAACAGTCTTTGGAAAGACTTGATAAGATAGTAAAACTACATAAAATAAATCCTAAAAAAGTTTGGTTTATTCATAATGGTGAAAAATTATTGGAACATAAGCAAGAATTAAATGCAAGTATAAATGTTCATACATGCCGTTCAATGTCTACTTCAGTTCAGGGCATGCATCCTCCCGTAAAATATAGAACATTAAAAACTCCGAATCAGTTTTTTTTGTGTCATAATAGAAGTCCAAGAATTCATCGGTATGGATTATTATGTTTATTAAAAAAATATAATATTTTAGACAATACAAATTGGTCGTTGGTAAACGGATGGTCTTTTGATAAAGAAGCTAAATCACAGTTTGCTTCTATTTTTAACTCTGAAGATATATTAAATTTATTAGATGAAATTGAATATTTTACTTCAATTGATATTAAAAAAAGTAATTATGAAACTCAATACGAAGGATTGAATGATAGAGAAGTTCAAAGATTGCCAAATGAACCCAATAGTTATGAAAATTCATATTTAAATATTACAACTGAAACTAATTTTATAGGAGAAGATATTCATATTACTGAAAAATCATTTAAACCATTTTTTTATTTTCAATATCCAATGATTTTATCCTCATATCATCATTTAGAATATTTTAGAAAAGCTTATCCTGAATTAGATTTCTTTGATGATATTATAAATCATAGTTATGATAATATAAAAAATGATAGAGATAGATTAATTACATTCGTTGAAGAAGTTAAACGTATAAATGATAACAAAGAATTTTTTATTGATTTTTATAAAAATAATAAAGAAAGATTTCAGAAAAATCACGACATATTAAAGGGATGGGGTAATAATTATGATTATGAGTTTTTTAAAAAATTAAGTGAAGTAAAGCCAGAAATAGATGATGTAGATTTACACTTAGTTTATGATAATTGGAACGAAACATTGCAAGAGCCATATGATATGAATTGTAAAGAAATTTATACAGATTCATTTCTTATGAATTTAGAATCATTTGTTAGGTCTTTGGGATTTCCGGAAGAAAGAATTAAACGATATCCAATTAATGATGTTGCAAAATTTCCGAATAGAAAGTTTTATTATTTTGTAACACTTACACCAAATCAAATAGGTAATAAAATAAGAGATAGAGTCTTACCATTTCCACAAGAGATTATAGATTGTTGGAGAGAAAATCCAAACTTTAATGTTGTTTTGGCAAATGAACAAGAATTTGAAAGTTTTAATACTTTTAAGTTTGTTCATTTTTGGACTAAATTTAATAATTTAAATCAAAATCAAATTTGGATAGTAAATAATAATATTAAGTTAGAAGATTATAAAGCAAAATTAAATAGCCAAATGAATGTATATGCTACATCAAAAGTTAGAACACATATTGGATTAGCTATGATGGAAGCAATGCCGGAATTAAAATATACCACAGAAAAAGAAGGTAAGTTCTTCTTATGTCATAATAGACGTATTAGGCCACATAGATATTCTCTATTAGTTTTGTTAAAACAAAATGGTCTTTTGGATAATGTGGATTGGTCGTTAGCAAATGGATGGGATGCTAAACAAAAATATGCAAGCCATCCAATCGGATTATATCAATCGTGTTTATCCGATGAGGATATGGAAAAAATGATTGATGATATGATGTATTTTATCAATATAGACCAAAAGAAAAGTTTCTATGAAGAAGATAAAAATTGGTTTAGAAATGATAATATAGATTATGTAGATTGGGGAAGAACATATGAGTATTTAAGTTATAAAAATTCGTATGTAAATATTACAACTGAAACGGAATTTGATACTAATGAAATACATGTTACTGAAAAATCATTTAAACCATTCGTTACATTTCAATTTCCATTAATACTGGCATCTCCAACCCATATTTATGAAATAAAAAAACGTTATAATTTTGATTGGTTTGATGATGTTATAGACCATAGTTATGATAATATATTAGACCATAAAGAACGATTACGTGCGTTTGTTAAAGAAATTAAACGGATAAATGATAACAAAGAATTTTTTATTGATTTTTATAAAAATAATAAAGAAAGATTTCAGAAAAATCACAATATAGCACATGGGTTGACATATGATACAAGTGATAGGGATTTCTTAAAAAAACTAACCGGATTATATGATTATGAATTTAAAACAGGAGTGAGAGGAACTATACAAAAATTAATATAGTATGAGTAGGATTTTTATATTAGGCGATTCTTTTGCAGATAATTTATACAATAAAGAAAAAAAAGCTATTGATGATGGAAAACTATCCGATAATGGTGTTTCTATGTATATAAAAAGTTTTATCAAAAATGGAATAACATTACCACTATATTTTGATGATTGGTTAAAGGAATGGGGGTATGAGGTTTATAATTATGGTATAGGTGGTTGTTCTAATTATGAAATAATGTATCAATTTTCAAAAATAGATAAAGATTTTCAAGAAGGCGATAGATTAGTAATCGCAATGACCTCTTTTCATAGGCATAATTGGTTAGATGATAATGGGAATAATTTGACTGTACATAATACTGGAGAAGTTTTAGGTCCGAACACTTCTAAAATAATAAGAGAATTTTTTCAACAATATTCTATAAATGCAGATTATAGTGTTGAAAATGGTGGATATATAAAAACACATGTTGTAGAATTTTTTTCATATCTACTTTTCCTTCATAAAAAATATAAACCAATTATATGGTCTGGATTTAATAATATTAGTGATGTATTTCAGAACGAAAAATATTTTATATGGGACCCGTCACATTCAACATATTCTAAAATAATACCTGAATGGGACAAATTGAGAATAAATAAAGAGACAAATGAATGGATAGAAGATTATCATTATGGTAGATATGGTAATTATTATTTGGCATTAATCATTAAAACAATTATTGAAAACCAATCTTCAGAGTATAGAACAACAGACTATTATATAATGACGAAAATAAAAGAATCTATAAAAAATAATCCACCAAATTTTGAAAAAATAGATGAGTGGGATGTAAAAAATGAAAGTATTTTATCAAAAAAACGACTTTGGGTAAATTTAATTTAAAATATTATTCCATATATGTGAATCATTTATTCTTGTAGCTTTCAACGGGTATTGTAAATCTAAATCCTCTGCCGGATTGTGGGTTGTTTCTTTTAGAGAGAATAAATAATTATTTAATTTTGGTAATCTTAATTTTATTAATAAACTTAAAACTGATTGGTCGTTTCTATGTCCAAAAAATTCATCGTATTCTTTATGTGAAGATATATCGTTATTTATATAATGTTCATTTTTAGATAATTCTACAAATTCATTAATTAAATCATTTCCAAATTCATTATTTTTAAGAAAAAATAAACCACCTCCCAATTGCGTTGTGTTTGTGTATTGTGGTAAATCGCATCCTAAATCTATAAGTAAATCTCGCTTTGTATAAATTTTTTCGGTAGGAAAATTGTTACCGATACCACCAAACCCAACAAATCCAGGTCCGCTATTACATAGTTCTACATATTCCCAAAATCGTTTTTCACCTTTTATATTTATAGAACAGCCGGCATCCAAATATAAGATTATATCGTTCTTTTTAATTTTATTCAAAGAAATTTGGCAAACAACGGATTTCCACCACCACCAACCTGCGCCGGCAGAGGCAAAGAACCTGTTATATGATAGTAAATCATTGGAAGTGTAATTAAAAACATCAGTAAACCAACCGGTATCTCTTGCTTCATTTTCTAATCTACAACGACTTAAAGAAAAATCTTTACCGAACGATTTTGCTCCAAAGGTTACCAGATAAATATTTGGATTATTAGACATAATATAATTCTGGGTATTCTACTATACAATGTATTCCACCATGTTGTATAGCGTATTTATAAGCAAGTTCAATATCTAAATTAGATTTAACATCGTGAAATTCTATATTTTTACATAGTGATTTAAATTCCTCAATATAGTTTCCCTTATGTTGATGGCCAGGATCCAATGGTTTATCAGAACCTTTTCCAATTCTAATAATCATATTTGGATTCCATTCACCTTTACTCATTCCAACTATTTTATCAACGTGATTAACTATTTGGTTTGTGGCACATATAAGAAAATCCCAACGAGGATAAAATGTTATTACAAATTTTCCCGCCATTGCCATACCTAAACTCATGCCCATTTGAGATTCTTCCATTACAGGCAATTCAATCATTTTTTCTTTAGGAACTTCCCCAACAGTTGTACTCATTGGATTTCCATGCCAAAGTAATTGTTGTCCTATAAAGATAGTATTATCCATCTTTCCCAACTCCGTCATTGCAGAGGTAAGTGCATCTTTATATAAGCTTTGATTCATAACGTTTATTTTTTGATTCTTCTATTTTTTTAATAATTGCATCCGCCATAACTATATGACACTCTTTTGAAGGATGGTGGTCTTTTGGTGTGATTTCGAAATGTTCATAATCTGAATTTATGTGCAAATGTCTATTCTCATTCATCATAGTTCGTATGGTATCATATTTATTTCCATTATATTCAAATGTAATTAGTCTATCGTTCATCCATTTATCATGTTTGTAAAATGGCATATAATCTTCTTCCCAATTAAATATAAGGGTTTTTATTCCTTTACTTTCATAAAATTGTAATTCTTGTTTTATTTTTTCAAAGTAATTTTTAACATGTTCTTTCCACCAATCATCAAATGAACATTTTTTTTGTTCATCTAAATATTTATAAAATTTATCATGCGTTTCCGGTGAAAATGTTCTAAATTCAGATTTATGTACACTACCATATGAATTAATATAATCGTAATAATATGTATTTCTTTGTGGTTGCGATGTTTGTAATACTATATACTCTATTTCATCATATGTGTATGTTTCCGTTATCAAATGATGATACGGGCCCAATAATCCAAATGCACATTTAATATATTCAAATGATGTTACTTCCGCTCCGCCATTTTGTATCATTGAAACCTCAAAGGTATCAAAGTGATTAGCAACTAACCTTGGAAAGTATAATGTTTTTCTAAATTTATTATGTGCATCTGTAACTAATTCCCAATTATATGCATCGGGTGGTGGCTCTTTTAGTGTGGACATATTAGAATAATAATACAATCCCTGTCCCCAAGTAAATGAACAACCAGCAAATAGTATGCCTTTAGTTATTTTATCATCTTTTATTTTCATAGTTTAATTAAATTCACTCTTATGCTCTGAATACCATTCGTAAGCTAATTTTAATCCATCTTCTAGCGATGTAGTTGCTTTCCAACCCAACTTATCATAAATCTTATTTGAATCGATTTTACGTGTAGGAATCATCGATGGTTTACCCTTTATGAATTCTATTGGAGCATCGTAGTTTGCAATTTTCTTCATCTTATCTAATACATCTAATACTGAATAAACTTCATTACATCCAATATTATATATTTGATAATTTTCAGTTTCATTTTCCATTACGATTTGCAATGCTTCGCAAAAATCTTCAATATAAAGTAAATCTCTTAATTCAGTTCCATCTCCCCATACAGGAATTGGATTCATTTTATCTGCTACTTTTCTAATTGTTGCAGGAGTAACGTGACACTTATCAAAATCGTATTTATCATGTGGACCAAATAAATTAGCCGGTCTAATAACCGTACATTTCATTTTCTCTGGTAAGTATTTTGCATATAACTCACATTGTACTTCCGCATATCTTTTCATCCAACCCACAGGAAAATAAACCGGATATGGTTCATCAAATAAGAAATCGGTTTCAACTACCGGAGTATCGCCTTTTGGTGGATATACCGTATTAGATGATAGAAAAATATAATGTTTAACTTTATTTCTCCAACTGGCATCGATTAAAAAATTATTCATTGCTACATTTGGAGTAACGTGTGCTAACGGGTCAACTACGGTATCTACTGCGTTTGAAGTACTTGCTGCTGCGTGATATACTACATCAATTTCCTTAGTTGCATTTAAGCACCCATCATATGTTTTCAAATCAAAATGAACATATTCTACTCCTTCGATGGGAGTTCGTACTCCTCGTTTGTGTAAATTAACTCTGATGTTTGAATAACCTTCTCTATATAATCGGTTTGTTAAGTTTTGTCCTACTAACCCAGAACCACCTGTTATTAGTATTTTTGAATCTTTGTTTATCATATAACTTTTATTTTTTGTTTATTAAAGAACGATATAAATGCATATCTCTTAAATCCATTTTTAACTTCTGATACTGAATGTTTTACATTATTTTTTGTAAAATCTAACAAACTAAATGTACCAAAGGTTGGTTTGATGGTATATATTTTACCCGAATTTCCGGTTGCAATTAATTCACCGCCACCGTCATTGTAATCTTCATCGTATGATAGATATACAATCAAAGCACATACTCTATCAATATTTTCACCATCATTATGTTCTGCTATAAAATGACCATCTTCATATAATGTAAATTGTGGGGAATTTGTATATTCTATGTTAATATTAGGATAAAACGTATCTAATATTTTTTTTGATATTTCCATAAAGTATTTACAATCCATATCAAATCCCCAAAATTCAAACCATTTTTGTGTAGTCTCTCTTTTGTTTTCTTTTACAAATTCATCTCGCTTTGCTACTTCTGATAATTTAATAGAATGTACATATTCACCATTTTTATTTGTACTATTTTTCAAATCTTCTCTCAATTGATAATTATATCTACAATATAATGCAGTATCTCTTTGTTCTATTGAAAATTTTTTTACTCTATCTATTAGAGTTTTTGTATATTCAATTTCTTCAGAATTTAAAAAATTAAATAAATTTCCGCAATATACTCCCTCATCAATTAATGATGATTTCGGTAAATTATCTAATGGATTTAGTGTAATATTCATATACCTTATATATTGATTCTTTTAGTTTTGTTTGTGTAACTAATCCATATTTTTCTTGTTTAGATACATCCATCAATCTTCGTAAATCTCCGTTTGGTTTAGTTGTATCCCATATTATAGATATATCCTTTTTACTAACTTCTATTATCATTTCAATCATTTCTTTAATAGAAACTTCTTCGCCAGAACCAAAGTTAATTGTGGTATGTAATCGGTTTTCATACAATTTAATAATTGCGTTGGCAACATCTCCGGCGTACACAAAATCTCTAACTGGTGTACCATCTCCCCATGCTTCAATAGAATCGGTTGCCTCATATACTTTTTTAATAGTAGATGCTATAACAGTTCCTTTACCATTAAAATCATCATATTCTCCAAATATATTTGCCGGTCTGATTATAGCCCATTTTTCATATCCGTATTGTACCTTACATGCTTCTAATAAGATTTCACCCATTCGTTTGCTCCAAGCCGGAAACCAATCTGCTTGACCTGGTAATGTTTTCCACACATCATCTTCTACAAACTTTTCAGCAGGTGCATATACTCCTACTGAACTTACAAATATTAACCACGTATCGGTGTTTGCACATTGGTTAATTAGTTCGGTATTTATTTTAAATGATGGATATAGAAAATCTACTGGTTCATTTTTAGCTCTCATAGGAGAACCTTTTACACCAAATGTATTAAATACTACATCTGGAGATTCAAAGAAGAAAAGATTTTTGACATTTTCACCCAATGTTAAATCCAATTCATAAAATGTGAACTTATCAGATTTTGGCAATTTATCAGAATATCTGATATCAGCACCTACCACTTCATATCCACTTTCTAAACATTTTTTTACTAAATGAATTCCTACTAACCCACTACATCCTGTTATTAAAACTTTTTTCATATTATTAATTATAATTTTTTACATCCGAAACATATTCTCCTGTTTCCCAATTACTTAGTTTACCACTACCACCTCTAATACTTCTTATAGTATTATCGATAGTCAATGCTTCATACCACTCTTTGAGTTCAGGAAATGTTTCTACAAAATTTTTATTTCTACGAACATCATATTGAGTGTAGAAACTTTTAAAATCGTGAAATTGTAAATCCATATCCAATTCAGTCGTATTGTGTCCTCTTTGTACTACTTCAATATAATCGATTAACCTTTCAATTTGTGCTTTTTCTCCAGATGTAAATAAATTACTATCTTTATTATCTACATACCAATTTTTTAATTTAGCATGTAACATTATTTTAATATCATCCGGTAATACTAATGGAGACATGAAGGATGGCCATCTTAAAATATTTAAATCAACATTTGGTCTGTGATGACCATACTTTGCTTTTAAAATTTTCATATCTTCTAAAAACTCTACTAT